CCGGGACAACTAAATCTGTTGTTGGAATCAAGTTAATAGATTCACCAACGCCTTGTACATAATATTCACCAGTCAAATAACTTGATGGTATAATGTCTCCGTTGAATTGTACTTTTAATCCGTTTGTAAATATGACACCATTTGTAGATGTAAATGTTTTTTGTCCTATAATATCTGTATCGACATTTACTGTGTTAGTTAAGTTACTTTCGATTAACTTAATACTACCCACTTTATTTGCATTTGTGCCGTCTTGGTAGTATAATGTATCTAATAGTGCTGACAGATAAGGTATTCCAAGTATCTCACCTGTTTGTGATCTGTAAAAGTCTAACCCAATATAAGTTGTACCAAATTCTATACTAATTTTTTCATCAGTTGGTATAACACCAGCTGGTATTAAACGAATAGTTGGGTTTGTTGAATCTCCAACATACGTAATTGTATAAAAGTTTTCATTAACGTTTGTGTAGAAGCCTTCTTCCCATAAGCCTTCGTTAATGTTTGCAACCATTGACCCTGTTTGAGGAGTCAACGCTAAAGTAGTACCATTTAATGTTGCTGAAATTGTAAATGAAGTTGAATCGATAATGTCTTTAACATAGTAAATTGTATCAACATCTAATCCACCTAATAACGGATCACTACTAGGCACTGCTGTAAATGTAACAGTTTGATTTTGTGTTAAATCTGCTGTTGTGCCAGATGATAATTTAAGTTGAGTTGCATTTGTCTCATCAATTGCTAAAGTAACTGGAGCAACGATCTCAGGAGATGTTAAATTAACATCATAGTTTGCACCTGACTCATCAAAGAATGATTGAACAAAGCCTACTTCATTTGGCTCTGACGTTTGATAGAACATGACAGTCAAGCCTTCTAATGAAGTTACTCCGTCAATGTTTCCTACTTCACTTACTGTTAAGCCGTTTACTTCTGAAAATAGTTTTGTACTTACAACACCAACGTTGTTGCTTCCTGGAAATAAAAATTCGTTTTGTGCCTCTCTGCTAGGAACAGTAAATGTTACATAACCTGTGTTTGCACCGTTGTTGTTAACACCGAGAATTTGTCTAGTATCTTGTGCTCCTTCAAGGCCTGAAGTTCCGGGTACGCCTTGTATCCAAAACTGAGTTTTTTGGTTAACTGCAAATCTATATGAGCCACCACGTAACAAAGTAAGTGTAGGATTTAATGACCCTGATGCGGCACCTAATGCTTTAATACTATATGCGTTTGATGTGTCAGTTACGATATAATCAGATTCTGAAAATACTGTTGCTGATGCAATTGTGACTGCTGGAGGACCTTCTGGTATCCAATAGTATTGATTAAAGTTAATTAACTTATCTAAGTCTGTAAATGAATCCCAAGAATAAAACTCGCTTTTAAATAAACGAGAGTTGTCTAATGTTACACCCCCTTTAAGTTTAAGTGCATCGATTAGTTCAGGGTAAGATACGAAATCTTTGGCAGTCGATTGATTCTCATTTAAGAATGTAGTACCAGGTGATAATTGATAATCTGTTCGTGTTTTGTTTGGCTCTGTTACATAGTAATCTTTTGCATTGACACCGTAACCAAATTTACTACCAACATACCCTTGTAACGTTTGTGTACTGGGTTCGTTGACTAGCTGGTCTAGTGTTGCTCCTAAGAACTGTGCGTTGGTAGAGGTTTTAAATATCTCGGGTAAAAACTCTAGTGTTCTGATCTTTGCCATAGTTTGCTTTTAACCTTAAGACTGCATTGTTGCAGGAGTTAATGCGGGTACAATTACTATATCTTCTGTAACAGCCGCGTTTACAAATATTTCATAAGGTCTACATTTAATTTCATAAAGATCACCGAATAGTTTTTCTGGATCATCTGAAACAAGTATAACCGAACTCAGTAGTTCTCCTATTTGTTCATGTAGATACGCACTCAATTCTGAGAAGAAGAAAGTATCGCCGAAGTTCCAATTATTAATATCAAAATAACTATCCATCCCCGCTAACACAGAACTTCTGATTTCACTGTTAGATGCATTCGTTGACTGTGATTTTACTACTTTGATAGTTGCTCTCAATGATTGATCTGCTTTCGCACCGAACAAGGGTTTAAATGTAACACTATTTAATATGACTGAATCCGATAGCATTTTATAATCTTGTACCAATGGATATGATGTGTTTAGTTCATTTAGTGTTGGTTGATTTGGTTTAACAACAGTAGATGTAGTGTCTTTAACATAGTTATTATATGCTGTATAGTATGCTTGAGTAACTAAGTACAAATCAACAATGTTTGTAGTTGCTGGATCAATACGTGTTGTATTGTTAGCATTATGTCTATATTGATAGTCTATTCCTTGTCTACCCGATTTAACAGAGTAGTCTGTTTGTAGTGTTACAATATATGACGGAGTAGTTACTGTAGGATCTTGTACTGACTTATAAAATTTATTGTCAGTGTATGCATAAAACAATTGACCGACAGCAAATTCATATTTTACAATTTCAATTTGATTTTTAGTTCCGTATGTGTAAACAATATCACTACTAGGAACAATAAGTTGTCTTGTTAAGTTTACAGGGTCTGTAATCGTTCTAAAGAAAACATAGACTCCTATGTTTGCACCTGCATTGACATAACCAGTAATATCATTAAAGAAATCTGGGTCTAAAATTAATTGTCCGTTGTTAACATCAGTTGCGGCAATTTCTACTTGGAAGTCATTCACGTATCCATCACTTTCGACAGTCTGTCCTAGAATATTAACTTTTGTATCTTCTCCTAATGCCATTGCACTATTGAAGACTGTGTTAATACCTAATACATTAATAAAGTCTTGTATGATTTTACCAGTAAACGGATCGTATACTAATTCATTTTTATTAAAAGTAAAACGAGTATCAGCAACACTACCAAAGTAATATGTTAATGATCTATAAGTTATTGTATAACGATTGTTTCCTAAACTTGTAAATTTAACAAAGTAGTTTGCGTTTGATGCCGCGCCGATTGACCAACGTTCTTGGTTGATTAACAATGCATTGTTAAAGATTAAAGTAAAGTCTTGTTGCAATTCAATTTTAAGAATCGCTTGTTGTATAATTGTACTTGACAATGAATTATCAAAGACAGGTATAATTTCTGTAACAGTTACTCCGTTTGGTACATAGCCATTTAATGTAACTGGGCCTTGACCATTTGCAAACTTGCCTTCGCCGTTGTTGTTACCGTCGCCAACAACATTTAATACTGTTGACCATATATAATTCTTTTCTCCACCAGTCGGCACACCTGCAACTAAACGATTGTCTGCATCAAAGTAGTTACCATTAGGTGCAATAAATTTCAATAATGCTCCTGTTGTTGCATACTTTGCATTAGTAGTTGTAAAAGTTCCTAATGGCTGTGGCAGTTCTATTGCGCCAGACAATGAATAAAAATATCCTGTTTCACTTGATGAGTCTACAGAACTTGTTTTCCAATATAAAGTAGTGCCTCCACCTGTGCCTGGATATGCATAACGAGTATAGTTCTGAATATAGTATTGATTAGCACGATTTAATGCAAGAACTGATGCTAAGTCATCTGTAAAGAACTGAATGATGTCTGATGTATTATCTGCTTGTAGTGTTAAAAATCCATTAATAGATTCTTGGTACAATGCACCATCGTCTCCGAATGAGTTTGTACTTGAATACTTGCCAGTTGGGTCAAGTAAATCTAAATTCTTAGATACACCGATAGAACTTCTATTAATTGCTTTTGATTTAATAATAGAGTTATAAAGAGTATAAGGGAAATTTGTGTAATCTTCTCCGTTCACCATACGATTTTGTGTATAGTATCTTGTAGGTGCTCTTTGTTTAATTGCGGATAATGATTCTCTACCTTGTGCATTTGTTACTGTTACAGGTAATGCTAAGTTCATTGTCAGAGTTTCGTTTCTTCCTGTTCTACTTACATATGTTATAGAAACTGCAACGCCATTCATTTCAGAAGGGTCAATAGTATATGTTAATGCATTACTTGATCTTACATATGCTCTAAAGCTACCTATGGGCATCTCTGAGAACACACCGTCACCAAATACGTATGTGACTTGATCGTTTGCACGTGAGCCAACAGAGAAAATTTTCTTATTACTTGATTCTGTTTGTAAGTATGCATCTGCATAAACATTTTCTACTTGCTTCCATAGACCTGTAGTGTTGTCAAGGCTTGTTTGATATAGCCATGTGTCAGTCTGATTAACTCCTTCAATATCAATATTAATCGATTGATTTGAAATCTGTTGTTGAAAATTAAAGTTGTATGGCTGTAATGAACCTTGTTTAAAATAGAACATGAATCCTGTGTTAGGGCTTCCGAATCCTAACTTGTCATTTCTATATAACATGTTAAGTTGACCAGTCGGTGCAGGTGGAATCTCATATACATATTCTTGGTCAAGTGATGTTGCACTTACTAATTCAAAGTTCATTGATGTTCCGTCAACTATTGTAGTAAACGGTACAATTGGTAATGTGTTTGTGGGTGTTTGTATTCCATACTCACTTGTTGTTACACCTAAGATTTCAGAACTGTTTCCCGGTCTACCTATTTTTTGTGAATCAACCATAGCCGCATTGAATACTGTATTCATCTGATCTAACCAATTTTGATTAGAAGGATCATTCCAACTTATTGGAACGTTACTTAAGTTAACTCCATTTGCATCTGTTATGCTTTCAGATGTTCTTACTGTAGATACTTTTAAGTACCCTGATGCACATGTATTTCTTTTAGGAGTATAACTAACTAAGTCTGCAAGTTTAACTACTGAGTCTCTACGTTCGGCTGTGTCTATGAAATTTTCACGTGTGTTTAAATCGTTTCTAAAAGCAAGACCTTGACCCATAAAGGCCATAACATCGAGTAGAGCAATAAACTCTGAACTTTCAATGTAATCGTTGTAAGTCTCAGGATAATAGAGACGAAGGTAGTCGATAAAACTTTTTCTTAATGTCTCATAATCATAGGATCGAAAGTCAGCCTCACGAAAGGTTTCATAGATTGCTTTCCAATCATTGACTCCGAATAATCCTGATTGCCTTGAACTTGTCGCCATAGTAATTCCCTGTTTATTATATTTATCTTTATGGAAAACCGACGATTTTTAAGATATAGCGGCTGTGTTTGTTTGAGAATTAAAGAACAATGCTAGATCGCCTCCATTGTTGAAAGGGTTGATAGAGAGTTGAATTTCTACTAAAATACCGTTTTCTCTGGGGTATGCATGTACTGTATTAACTTGGATGCGTGGATCTAAAGCACATACTCGTCTAAGTTCGTCTTTTAATGCTGTTTGAACGTCTGCTGTATTAGGCTCAAAGATAAAATCCCATAAAGTTGTACCGTAACTAGGTTGCCCTACTTTTTCACCTTTACGAATATTAAGTGCATTGACTAAATCTTGTATAACGAGTTGTTCGTCTGTCAGTTTAAACTTTTTACCAAAGACTATAGGATTAGTAATTCCGTTTGCTTGTCCGTCTATTCCAGGTGGAGGATTAACTGTTCTAGCCTTATTAGCGTTAATTGTTGAGAATCCTACGTATGTTGACATAATACTATTTATACCCTACTTTAGTTTCCAAGTTCCTACCTGATCCCAATACCAATAGCCGCCACCGCCACCATAGCCGCCTTGTCCCATCTCATTTCCTGGATTAACATCACCGTAAAACTCGCCACTCTGTGCGGCACCACCGACCATACCGTCTGTAATACCTCCGGTAATTGCTTCTACTGTATTTTCTGGGACGTTTGCTCCTTCATCTACGATCTCATATATAGGCTCAATAAATGTTTTTGTAGTAGTTGCTATAATATCTGAATATGTATCTGAAGTATATTGGCCAGTAAAGTCATTTTGATTATACGGGTCAAGTCTGAAGTCATCTCCAGTTGGAGCAACATCATTTGATTCACTATTAATTGCTTGATTTTTAGTACTATCAGATGCACTTTGCAATACTTTTTCAATATCACTAAATGGGTCAGTTGCTGGGGAAGGTTGAGGAGGAGTAACAATGCTTCCTGCAATATTTTCTTTTGCAGATTCAACTTTATTAATCAATGATAACAATGCTGGGCTAGTTGCCGCTGATTGATACATTGCTTCGGCAGCCGCTATTTCAGCAGAGCCTGCTGGGAAGTTTGATTGTGCCGCAAAGACTGCTCTTTGTTTCTCTGCAACATCTTTTTGCATTGCATTTAATTTTTTAATGTCTCCACTTAAATCTTTTCTTAGTTGCTGTAGTGCCATTACAGAAGACACTGCTCCTGCTGAAATTTCACCCAATAAGTTTGGTCTAGGTATAATTGGATTACCTAATACGTTATCAATCAGAGATGTTAGAGATGCTCTATCATACGTGTTGATTGCTACAGTAGGCAATTTAATAGTAGAGCCTCCACCTGCAGTTAATGAAGATAATGCTGATTCTAATGCGGCAGCCGCACCAGGACTCAATGAACTTGAAAGTCCTCCAGTGACTGAACCTAATTTATCAATTGCACCTAATGCAGATTTTCCTGCTTTAATTGCTCCACCAACATCAGTTCCTGAGAATGCTTTTGAGGCAACATTTGATAGAGAACTAGTTACGCCTCCTATTCCGTCTGCTATTGCATTGACTGATCCTTTAGCATTGTTAATAACACTTGACCCTAGCTTTTGTCCACCTGGTAAGTTACTTACACCAGATGCAATAGTGCTTGAGATTGTTGCAGTGGCTCCACGTTGAACTTTAGTTGCGGCATTCTGCAACGTATTTGTTTGAGTCAATGATGTAACACTAGAAGAAACACTCCTGACATCTGAGACTGCATTGTTGATAGCTCCTAATGCGCCGCTTGGTGCTTTGTTTGCTATTCCTGCTACTGCTCCAGTTACTGATGATACTGCTCCAGATGCAATACTTGTTGCACTGTTTACTGCACCTGATGCAGTTGTTAATTGACTTGCGACTCCGCCTAATGCTCCGGCTCCAACTGAGGCTGCCAAGTCTCCTGTAATAGAACTTGGGTCTGCTAAGTCTAATGCACTCATACCTGAACTTGCACCTGATACTTTTGCCGCGGCTTCTCCTGCAATTGCAGTTAAGTCTTGTGGTACACCAGCTTTTAGTTTACCAAACGATGCAGTGATCGATTTGAATGATGATGCCGCCGCCCCTATATTTAAATCTAATCCAATACCAGTTCCAGGGAATGCTCCGCCGAGTGTGTTTAGTGCTTTAGTAACTCCACCTACAGCTCCTGATAGTTGTGATGTTACAACTGCTTGTGCACCAGACTTCATTGAATTTAAAACATCTTGTCCTCCGCCAGTGATAGCTCCTGCTATTCCTCCTGAGGTAGATTTGTTAATTATACCGGATACTGTTTTAACATTGTCTCCGAGATTTCCACCTGCACTTTTAGAAGTTAGTACACCTGATACTACACTGCCTAATCCACCTGATGCTTCTTTTCCTGTGATCGCGCCTACAGTCTGTAATGCTTTTTGTCCTTTTTGTAATGTTTGTACAACACCCTTTGCTTGTGATGAGGTTGAACCTACATATTGCTCAACTGAACTAACTCCACCTTTACCTGTAAATGCTGAGTTGGGTAATACATTGCTAGGCACTGCTCCTTTAATAGCATTTACTGCGGAGCCTCCTACGTTAGCA